ACATCAGCATTTGTAAGTACAACATCAGCATGAGTTAAAACAACGTCAGCATTAGTAATCACAACATCTGCATGAGTCAATACAACATCAGCTATTGTTTGATTAGCATTTGTAAGAGCATTTAATATAGCTGAGTCAGTTGGTTGATTAGTACCAATACCTTTAGCTAAGTCATCTGCAACTAAATTTAATGCAACAGTATCATCAGCTACAACATTTAAAGCTATAGTATCTCCGGCAACAATATTAATAGCTATAGTATCACCAGCAACAGTTGTTATCACAGCACTGTCACCAGCTACAGTAATTACTTCAGCTTCAATACCAGCTACAATAACTATCTCATCAGCTATACTTGCAACGATAGCAATATCTGTTGGAGAAGTTACAAGCTCATTCGGCTCATCAGCAACACGAACTTCAAGTTGTTGATATAGAGTTTGACTAAGTAACTGATTTAACACACATGAGTTATTAATCAGTTGATAATCATTAATATCCATTTGAACCCATAAATCACTAGGTGAAACTTCTTGTCTCCAAACAGCCATGTGGTGTTTGGTTGCTATATGTTTAGTTGATGGAAAAGTTCTACCATCTAACGCTGTCCCACTATAAAAACTTGATTGAATTGCCATATTATCTCCTTGAGTCTCGTTTAGTTAATGCGCCTTCATAACTAACCGTATTAATTCTAAAACCTACTATATCAGAGTTTGTAATACTTATTCTGATGTTCTTAGCGTCGCCATATACCATCGGTTTACGCTTAACGGTATATTTTGATTTAATAATTCTACTTGTTGCTCTTGCAACATCTTCAACTAATATGTTAAACATACTACCATCTTCACTTGAAATCTGAATTGTTTTAAATTTCAAGTGTCCACGAATATCTTTACCAGTTCTACCACCTTGTACCCATTCACCAATTTTAACTACTGTTGGAATTATAGTCTCATTATCAACAGTTGTAAAGTCATCAAGAAAATCTCCAAGATAATCTTGTGGGAATATAGGACTTATTTCAAATTGGTCCTGGGAAACAAGACTTGCTGGTGCCATAACCCATACTTGAGAATTATCCCAAAGTTTTGAATTATCCCAAATACCATCACCAACAACCCAATTGGTAGCTGCAACAGCTTTATTACGATTGATAAGTATGTTTAAATTACGACCTAAACTGAACGCATGATAGATACTACCATTATAAGTCCATTTGAACCATGCAGATTGCACTCTATCCGCACCATTATCATAATATTTATAAACCCATATAGTATCATCACTGACACTACTTGTTAAAAATAACATATTGTTGATAGGGCTACCAGTTAACTTAGTAATCGTATTTGGAATATACGTTTGAACATGTGCTGAAACATCTATAGCTTCAGACGATGTACTTGCAGCTCTAACTTCATATTGCATTACAGCTGTATACTCACCTCTAATTGCACAAAAGAAAATCTTATCATTCATAAACAACGGTCTAACATTAATGTTAATCTCATACGCTGATGTTTGAGAAATTTGAATATCTTTAGGGCTTAGAACTTTACCACCTTCTAACTTGAACTGAGCCTTGTCAGAGAATAACATCATTGCATCTTCAAGATACGTAGCGTACTCTAATGATATAACTTTAGTTGTATCAACTGTTGCATCAATATAATCTGAGTCAAGTACGGCAGCCGTAGTCGTTCTCCAAAAGTTACCATATTCTCCAACTTCAGATAAGATAACTGTTCTTTCAGTAATAAACCCAAGTCTATTTTTAAAGAAGAATATATCTTTAATAGTTGGGTCTACATTATCAAGTGTCTCAATAAAACTTGGTGGTGGATTACTATCAGTATCACCAACTAAACCTTCGACCCAACCATCAAATACTTTAAATGTAAATGTATCATTAGCATTCCTAACTAGAATATGAGGCATTGTTTCCTCATCAATAAGATTAGAAATAGCTGGGTCCTTAGTCTCTTGCCATTGGCTACCAGCATAAGTTAACCAATATGTTGCAAAGTTATTTGTACCTGAACCAGTTATTTTAACTATAGCGTCAGCGAACCCTAGATTTTTAGGTAAGTCTGTATTGAATTGAACCTTATAAGCCCAACCAAATGAAGCTTGATTACCCCAACTATCACTAGCATCAACAGTATCTATATTAGCAGTTACAGCTATTATTTTAATAACACTACCTACAGCTGTAGCTGTGAAGTTAGCATTAGCATTAATTGTTGCAGCTAAAGCTGTTGCAGCTGCTGTAGTTGTAGTTTGAGACGTACTGGCTGTTACAGTGTTTGCATTTATATCTGTGACAGTTACATTGTATGTATACGCATTAGCCGCATTAGCAGACTTAATCCATACATATCCTTCTTTTAAATATGTTGTACTTGTAGAACCAGCAGCTAATTGAGGAGATACTAATTTATTTGTAACAAATGTTGTATCTTTAACTGTTGTAGAAGCATAGCCATTACTACCACCAAAAGGTGTTAAGTAAGCTTTAGCATTAACCTCATAAGTTAATCCAGCACCATCTTTATATACAGCACCAGTTAGTACATTTATAATCTCCATATCACCATCAATAATATTAACACTATACTTTTCTTCTACTCCACCACCCGTACCTCTATCATAAGCATAAGAGTACATTGTTTGGTTAAGAGTTATTGCAGCATCTAATGCAAGTTTTTGAGTAGGGTTACGTTTAAGTAGTCCTCGGTCAAGTGTAGGATAGGCGTTAACCATTTCCTCTACTTGTGTATTCAATCTTTGCTCAGCTGATTGCTCGTTTACACCACCATAAAGTCCATCTAATTGATTTGATATTAAAGGCATATTAGCTCATCACCAGGTTATCTGTACCGTATGTAGCTGTAAGCATATTATATTTACCAGTAAAACCTTCACTCCTACGAGCAATGATGTGTGCATCTTCTTCATCTGCTTGTGAATAACCATATACATTTGTATCCATAACAGTACGCGCTTGAAATTTTCTAGCTGCTCTAATTGTGATGAAGTTTCTAATTGGGTGTGTTAAAGTATTGAAATCTAAATCCCAAATAACGTCCACACTTTGTGGTTCTTCAAATATTGCTGTCTGATTAGACTTGTCATATAGGTTCCAATTACGCATAATTAAATTACCATCGCTTGAAGATATATCTAATACGTTAGCTGGAATAGCTATAAAACCTTCGCTATCTTGAGGGAACGAATAAGCTGCATCAGAATTAAAATCCCAACCTTCAGCTAAAATTTCTTTTTTTGTTTCAATAAGAACGCTTGATGCAACTTGAGCTTCTAATAATTCAGCTAATTCTACATCGTCTGCTACTGGTAATTCGTTAATCATCTGTAACATAACATTAATTGCTGCTAAAAAGAATTTACTTGAGTCGTATTGTGGGTCCAATGTTGTAGGCATAACGCTCTCCTATAAATAGATTTTGGCATCCCCACCGAGAGGAGGCTGGATGGGGATTGAAAATCTACGTTAATAGATTAAGATAATATAACATTCTGTAAAGCAGTTGATGACACGCTATCACACGGACCACCAATAGTAAAAGCTTCACCAACTATCATATCAACAACTTTAGTTACAGCGTCATTACTTACGTAATCTGCTGTAATTGCAAGTGTGTCTAATGGAGCCGTTGTAAATGTAATCACACCAGTAGATAGTACAACAGTGTAATCAGTCTTTGGAACTTCTACACCGTCTACATATACTACTAAGTCTTTTTCAGTTACCAATGGAATGTTGTTTACAGTGAAAGCAACTAAGATACCGTTACCGGTACCAATACTATCAGCTGTATGTGCTGTAAGTAACGTATAGTTAAAAGTGACAGCACCAGCGTCAATAGCTCTAATCTGTTTTTTAGGTCCAAGCGGAGTAGTTGCTGCTACTCCAATAAAACTTCCACCATGTATTTCAAATAACTCTGCCATCACTTATCCCTTATACGTTCTTAATAGAAACAGAACACTGAGGTCTAAGAGCACCCATACCATTTGAGAAGTAAGCATTGATAAGCTTCGCGTTAAGGAAGTCAGGTTGCTCGTTGATGTCAACTTGCACGTCCCATAGCTTAACGATACCAGCAGCTTCTTCACAGAATGCTTGAGCGATAAGTCCAGCTGTTGCCGGAATGTTGTTTGTTTGGAATACCGTAGCACCACCAACCATTTTAACATCACCAATATCAAGACCACCATTGTTAGCTGTGTAATCAGCTGAAACAATTGTCAATGCTTGAGGTAAGTATTGAAAGTTTGTTGGAGAAATACCAACATAAATATCATCTTGAACATCAGCTGAACGAATAGCTGCAACTGCTGCATAAATAGACTCGACAATTTCTTGACCAAGTAATGTAGCTGTAGCTGCTGCCGCTGCTCCACCAGGAAGTGCTGTATTTGTAACAGTTGAACCATTACCATTTGAAACAAGACCAGTTGCTAAAGACGATGCTTCAACTGCTGCTGATGCTTTACGGTCAATAGCATTTGCTAAACGTGTACCAAGTTGACGTACATTCATTGCGATTGTATCGTAACGAGCTACAGCTTGTTCCCATTTGTCAATTCTACGTGACTCATATTGAGGTCTGTCAAGTGGAATAGAAACCTCATCTTGTGTACCGTTGTTCACATTAACTTGTGTACCACGTGGGTATTCAGCTAAGTTACCATCAGTAATATCTTCTTTACCTTCGATAATGAATGAACCAGCAGAAGCTCCGCCGTCAATAACATCAGTTCTAAGTAAATCCATATAACGTGTTGCACGTTCCTTAGCTTCAAGAACGTCTAATGTAACGTCTCTTTCTAAGTCTGCTGCCGAGTCTGTACCAGTGTTTACGGGAGTTGCTCCAGTGTAAGCCATGATTTGTCCTTTGCTCTTTCGAGTCTTTTTAATTTGTTGATTAGTTAGTGTTAAACCAAGTCACAAATTCGCAAAGGACAAAACCACGCAATTGTAGAGTTGTTTTTGAAGATGTTTTAATGTTAGGTTGTGAAATCTAACATAATCGATAAGAAAAGTATATCATACTTTTCTTTTATCTCCAAACTTTATCAGGAGTTAGAGCTAATCTTTGTCTATATTTAGCTTTATCAGCACTAGAAGCAGTGCGACTATCAGCATATCTTTTGTCTTTAAGTAACTCAGATTTACTTTCATAAGGCTTGATACTGTTGACAGATGCTGGTCCATTACCACGAACTCTGTCCGTAGGTTGAGTATTCCCACCCTCGCCAATACCCTTCTCATACATAACTTGAAGACCAACCATTAATGCTTGACTATGGTTAGGGTCCTGAATACTGTGATTAAATTGTACCTTCTCTTCAGGGCTCATGTTTTGAGCATGGTAATCCATTATGATGTCATAGTTTTCTTGACCACCAACGTATGAAGCATTTTTATCAAGAGACTCTTTGAGTTCATAAGCTCCAACTTTAATCTCCATTTCTGTAAGACCAGCTTCAACTAATGCAGCTTTAATATCATCAGTTACAACCATGCCACCTTCAATAAATGCTGGTGCTAACTCACGCATCACATCTTCTTGCTTCTGTTTAGCTTGTTGTTCAGCAACTGTTGTAGCTATATCAGCATCAGTTTGCTTAGTAGTGTCAGCAACTTCTCTTTTCAGATTAGCGTACTTATCTTCAATAGCTTTAATATGGTCAGCCATTTGTGTAGGTGTATCCCACTTACCACCAAACTTACCATCAGTTAAGTCTTCAGGTTTAACTTCAAAAGCTACTGGTGCTGGGTCACTAGGTAAATTTGTTGCTGGTACTACTGGTGGTTCTCCAGCTGGTGCGCCACCTCCGACTGGTGGTTCTCCACCAGTTTCAGGGTCCATAAATGTATGTGTATTAAATTTCATAATATTTCCTCCTCTCTACTACGACTATCTAAAGAAGTCGTTTTTAAAATTGACCTTGATAGGTCTGTCACGAAGCTCAGCTTTACTTAGTTTCCACACAAGTTGCGTCATTTCTTTCTCAGTCATTTGCCATTTCTCCATCAACATAGATGGTGTCCAATGTGAATTGATGTAAGCTCTAAGCTCTTCAATAGTTGCTACAACTTTAACACCTTTCTCACCACCGTATCTAGTACGACCAGCTGCAAGTGAGTATTCTTCATACTCAGGTTGTGTCATTGTTGCCATAAACTTCTCAGGTTTAGTAATCACTTCACCTTCAAGAGCTTTCTTTTTAACAGTTTTAGTTTTTGGCTTAGTGTCATCAAACTCATCGTCTCCACCATCTTCACCATCATTAGCCGTTTGAGCCAGGTCATATTCTTTAGCAAGTTTAACAACTTCCTGATACTTAACCGGCTCTTCCTCTGTACTGATATGTTCAGCAATTGCTTTAGGTTTTAAACCCTCAGTCCTTAGACGTATAATCGTCTCTATTTTAGTTTCGTCTTCTATATTTGGCATAATAGCCTCCTTAATTATGTGTCATAAACACTAGACAACCATCGGTTAGGATGGTTGTAAGTATTTACTTTTTCTTAACTTTTTTTCTCTGAGGTATTTTACCCTGAGTTACTTTAATTTCTTTCTCAGCCATTACTGTGGTCCTCCCGCTTGTGGATTTGCTACATTTTTACCAGCCTCTTGACCAGCTGACTTAGCACCCTCTTCAACTAATGTGCGTTCAGCAGCAGCTTCTTGAGCTGCCTTTTGTTCAGTCTGAACCTCTTGAGAAGTTTTGATAAGTCCAACAGTATTGATACCATCGAATGATGCGTAACGTTGTAGAACCTCATTCTCTTTAATCCAATGATTAAGTTGTAACGATGTAACACGTTGCATAAAGTTGTCTTGTTTTTGAGCTTCTTGTGAACGACCAAGTGCGTCAAGTCCAGTAAGGACATCAACATCAACTGCATCAAAAGTAATATTCAACTCATCCATTACTTTAGTAACAATCCACTTTGACCATTTTAAAGCCATCTTAGAATAGACACCAGCAAGAGTTGAAGCCTCAAGTTGTTGAGCCATAACTCTAATCTCTTCTGCTGTAACACGCTCAGCATCACGTTGAACAGAACCAGTGTCAAGGAAGTTAGCTTGTAACTCTCTTTTAATAACACCTTCTCTATTATTAGACACCTCAAAGTCAAAGTTCTTTTGTAGTTGGAACGATGTAACGTCATCAGCATGACCATCAATAACTGCACCATTGGCAGCCTCAGTTAAATCTTTCTTGCGTGTACGACCACCACGTTGATTAACTAATAGAACTGACTTAGCTGCGATAACCGCACCCTCAGTATTCAGTTTAGCTAGTTTATCAACTTGTTGCATATCAGGATAGTAGTCTTCTGCGAATGGTCTGTGGTATGCGTCACCTTGTACCCAGTTCCAACCGAAGTATCTGAATGGAAGAGCGTCATAGTCAGCATAAGTTTTCTCTATACCAACCGCATCGCCATCAATATCTTGTTTCATTATCCACTTGTTAGTATCTTTATCGAGAGCAAGTAATGTATACAGTTCATATTCGTCCTTTTCTTCTTTAGCTTCAATACCATCAGGTAACTTTTGTAGCTTCTCTACTATACACATAGCTAAAGGCTCTCCACGAGAGTCGAGTTTAACTACAAATGTACGAAGTGGGAATATCGTCATCCCGGCACGGTCATTCTTCTCAACGATGACTGAACCTACAACTATTTGTTGAAGTAACATATCAAATAATGATGAACGAATTTGCTGGTTCTCTATCTCACTAGAGATAGCATCTGTATTAAGAGATAGGTTTTGACGTACACGCTCTATAGCTGTCTCGTTGCCTTGAAACAACTGAACCATAGCTATTGCATCAGGTTTAAGTCTAAAGCTAGAAGTAGCTGGTGGCAACAACGCCATACCCATTTTAGCTTTTAGGTTATTAATCTGTCTACCATTGAATGATTGTGACACAGACTTGAACAACTCTGTACCACCATCACTACCATCAGCTCTAAACACATAAGGTAAAGAGACTTCAGCGATAGCTTGTGCTCTACTCTCATAAGGTAAACGGTCACTTGTGTTACTATTATAGAATGCACTAGGAACTGTGTTGGCTATATCAATCATTTCTTAACCACCTTTTTAGTATCTTCATCAGGATAACCATGCTCAGCTATCTCTTTCATTTGCTCAAGCATATCTATTTGACCAATCAATATTTGACGGTCATCGTGGTTAAGCAATAGGTCAGCTGGTGTTAATGTTAACTTCTTCTCAAAGTATTGGATTAGCTTCTCCATTATACTGTGAACCCTAGCCCTGAGCGACCAGTGCCTCCACCTAATGCTGAAGTTTTCGGTACAAGAAAGTCACTAGCTGAACCACCAGGTCCAGGACCTTTATCTACACCAAACTTAGTATCTCCAAGAGCCTCCTCATCAGGTCTAGTCTCACTAGCGATAAGGTCAGCTCTCTCTTGCTCTTCTTTAGCTGCTGCGTCACGTCTATTTCTATCTGCTTCAGCTGCCTTCTCTTGTTTCTCACCAGCTATGTACGCTGAACCAGCACCAATAACTGCCGCTGCTATAATCGCCGCTCCTACACCCATCTTAGACCCCTTTTGTATAAATTTGCTTATCTATATCGTACTCAAATCCATATTTCAAGAGCATGTGTTGAGCAATTTCTTGAACTGTTGATGCTATTATAACCTTATCGTGAGAAATAATCAACTTGCGTATATCAAGCAACATCGATTTGGGGAACTTATGGTTGTCTTTAGCCATAGAATTGATAACTAATGTGCCATCTGCGACATAATAATTGAGTATAGCCGTATCATCTGCATAAAATTTACTACCACCATGCTTCAATGCGAACCACCACTCATAAGGTGGAGGCATTGTCTCAAAGATGTTGCTGAGTTTATCTTGATGAGGTATGCTATAATTATTCATATCAACAGTATATCATAAAAGGAATACCTATGACTGACCACTTGGCTTATCTCGTACCATTTAATGAGGATTTAGACGTACCTTATCGTGCAAAGAACGAGTTGAAAGATAAGATACGCTACATCTTCTCGCACCCAACAGTACCATCAAAGCAGAGACATCTGTTTATAGACGTATCGACATCAGGTAGTAGAGGACTTGTCAACGATATGGCGGTTAGAGCTATTGCGATGGTGCGATACTTTGTCGCTCATCCTCAACAGTTCTGTGGGTCAATGGAGAATATCTACTTTCAAGTGTTGCGTCGTATGTGGGTGCAGACTTTTAATCACATGTTCAAGCAACAACGTACTGAACACACCGATGCTGAGTGGGTTTATCTTGGTATCACGTATAAGATGTTGGCTATAGAGAATGGTTTATGGGATGAGTTGCTTCGCTGTGTGAGAGAAGAGGATTATCATCAAACAAGTGAGACGATGATAAAGCAACGTGATGGATTAGAGTTGCGTGAAACTAGAAAACCTAAACAAGAAGGTGGTCGTGCTTCGTTGCGTGAAGGCAATAAGCAGTTTGAATACTTGTGCTCTTTAAGTTAGGATTAAAAACTTTGATTTTGCTATGGAAATCGATTTTGGGCTACCCCACCCCATAACGATTTTCGATTTACCCCGTAGCCCTCCAACAAAACACGATTTAATGCAACACGATATTAACTTTTATGCTTACATTATAATAGGATGGGCTTAGTTATGGGCTGAAATGGGTATAAATGTACTGATTTGAGGGTATTTAAGAGGCTGTAAGGCAAAAGGAGATAGAAGCCCAACCAAGACCACAACAACACGTGCCACGCATACATGATAATATTATGTTAACCAAAAACTAAACTGAATGTGTCCAACATGTGAATAACTATGTGAATAACTACACACTTATGTGAATAACTATGTGAATAACTATCACTCAACAGCTGAAAGGCTACAGCGTACACCAACAGCCGACCACTCAACAGCTGAAAGGCTATCATATAATCTAATAAAAAATAAAATACTTAAAGCAAAACTTTTTCAGCTGACAGCCTGACCACTCAACAGCTGAACGGCTCCAACCGCTGAAAGGATATTAAGAAATAAAAATATAATACTTAATGCAACAGATTTTTAACTGTTATGTTTCAACACCTGGAGCCGTTCACATGCTGAAAGAATATAAAATAATAAATAAAATACTTAATGCAATGAGTAAAATATACTAAATTCTTTTGCTTTTATATGTAAATTAAATCAAAACTAAATGAATTTAACAATTTATTAACATGCTGCAAACACCCGTAATCACGAGCTTTAAAGGGTATCATTATTTATCTGTTTACTTTCTGTTTACTTTTCTTTCTGTTTTTGTGCCATAATTTTGGCATCAGTTAATTAAACACTAACTAAAAAATTAAATGTGAAAACAACACTATAAAATTAAAGGCTATATTATGAGTAACTTATACAACAAAGCGGAACATATTAATGAAGATGAAGGCATTTATACAATAGGCGATGATATACTAGATACTTTTATGAATGGTAACTTTAGTCAGGGTGTTAGTGACATGACTGACAATATTATTAATGCTGTAGAATTGAGTGACTATTTAAACGATAAAGCTGAAGAGTACGGGATGGATAGCGAAGAGATGTACTACGGACATTTTACAAGTGATTTTTGGATAGCTTTAGGAAGAGAGGGTTTATAAGATGAAAAATTTTAAAGATGAATTGTATAAGGGCTTAGAGGTAATTGTTGATTATGAACTTACTAATGATATAGATTTAATCGATTGGTTTGAAGAACAGTCATTATTTGAAGGCTTTGGAAGGGTTAAAAGTTTTGATGATAGTTATACATGGATAGAAGGGTGTGATTATGCTGTACAACATGAATATATAATATTGTTAGATGAAGAGGATTAGTAATCTATTAGTGCATCTTTAGAGGTGCATTTTATAGCTTATGAAGCTAAATTTTATGTGAGCCAACACTATAAAACAAAAGGGTATATTATGAAAGATATTACAAAAGCACTAAAAGCAAATATCAGAGTGGAAAACATGACGAGTAATGCTGGTAATGATGTTCCAAATCAGTTTATTATTTACACTGAATACGGAAAAATGTTTCGTAGTTATTCAAGCAATATAGCTTTTATTCCTTATGATGAAAATACTATTTACCTTGGTTCTGACTGGGAGTATTCACGAACTACGACAAAATATAGAAATGAATTTTTAAGATGTAACACTGCTGAGCTGCGAACAATGATAAAAAATGGTCGTGCTGTTATAAATGAGGGTTTATAAGATGGAAAATGAAATAGAAAAAATTAATAATGTAATGCAAAATTTAGTTTTATTCAGAGGTACTAAAGAATGGATAATTAATAGATTATCCACAATCGGCACCAGGACAGACATATTTTTAGAGCCGTTTGAAGAGCCTTTACCAAATAATGATTTTGGCTTTAATACTAATTTGGGAATGATTGGAAGTCATTACCTGGATTATGAAATTTATATGCTTCCAACTAATGCAAAAGATGTTTTTGTCATTACTGAAGTAAGCGAGTTTTAAAATGTGGAAATGTAAGCACTGTGGACAAGGCAACAACATAAATTATAGCTGCTGTAAGTGGTGCGGCTGTTCACGATAAAATTGATAGAGTTTATCTCGATAGGCTCTATTCAGTTTTTAACTGAGTTCTTTTAACTTATCATTGTTACATAATCTTAATCCCAATTGAAACTGCAAGAAGCTGGTGCGGATAGTGCGAACTATTCAAGGATTTATAATATATTTTTATTAAGCTGTAAAGTTGTGGGTTCGTGGGAGCTATGCAAAAATCTGTTTACAGTTTAAAGAGGTATAAAAATGTTTACTTATGTAGTAGATTATAATAATGGTAATTTGTTGATTATAAAAACATCAGCACCGAAAGAGGTCTTTGATAAATTTATCAATGAATGTAAAAAGGATGAAACATCAGCTTATGAGGCACTGTTAACTTTACTTTTTGAAAATAATTATGAGTATAAAATAGTTATAGATACTTATGATATACCAACATACGAGATATAAAAATGAAAATTAAATATATGCAAAATAATCATTTACGAACTATTAATGTAGGGCTTAAAAAAGTGGGGGAAGTGATACAACTTCTAAACAGATTAAATTATACCATAGTAAGGGTGGCATAATGGATGAAGAGAAAATCATAGCCATTATAAGGGCATACGATGACGGTGTAACTTTAGCAGCGATAACTCAACTATTCAAAGTTGAGCAACACGATTTAATTAGCATTATACATGCTTACAAAATAGGGAGAAAAAGATGAAATATAAAACCATTGAACCATATTTATTTGGTATATCATTCTTGTTTCTCATCTATATTTTTATAAAATGAAAGGAGTACAAATGGCTAAATTAATTTACAGTACAAGTGCTACGATATTTTATCTTATGCACATTGAGAAATTAACCATGAGAGAGGTTCGTGCATTAATACATGAACGGTTGACCATTGTTAGAAAGCTGAAGAGTGGTAAACAAAAGTTTACTAAACAAAATTATTTAGACATTATTGCTAAGTATCCTCAATTAGAGGGTTCTATCGAAATGTTTGAAAACGTAAAATTAAAGGATAAATAATGACAGTACAATATCAAGGTAATGATGTATACAAAGTATTTATCGGTGAACAAGAATTATTGTTGTCTCAAGATGAGGTAAATGAGATACAATGTTGGGATTTTGTCAATAGAAAAGATATAAGCGATGAGGTTGAAGAGTTGGAAGATGAGCTTGAAAAAACTCAAACATCTACTTCAGAACTTTATCAAAAGTTGGCTGAAGTTATCAGTGAAATAGATAAAATTGGATTTACTGACAAAGAAAACTTTGAAGCGATGAAAGCAATTCGTGAGAAAATTTCAGTCATAAGTCAGAAATTAGGGGAAATTTGAGCTAAAAGGTAGAAAAGTGACCACCGAGTGACTACCACTTTGACCACCTATTAAACCCCTATATTTAGGTACCTATCCCTATAGGTGGTCAAGTAGACAGTACATACTATACCTTATACATATAATATTTTTTTTTCAGTAAATAAAAAAATAGTAAATATAGTTCCGCCATGTAAAAATCGTGACTACTTTGACCACCGAAGCTATCAAACTCCCAACCACACGAGGTTTAAGGCGGTGGTCAAGTGGTCAAAGCGGTGGTCACTGCATTATTTACCAAATTATGATATACTTCTAACCTAAGAACGATTAATCTCGTGTCTCCCATGACACAACTTTTCCATCTTCGGATGGAGACACGAGATTAGTCGTAACTTTTAACTAAGTCCAAAGAGAATTGTTGTGGGAGACACTCTTTTTGTAGGCTATACAAAACTATACCCAAAAGGAGAACTAATGAACAACACTCTCAAAGATGCTTATGAGCAATATCGTTCACAAGGATTTATATTACAAAAATCCGCAAGAAATAAGAAACATGCTTTTCGAGAGGGTGCGTACGTTGACCGTGAAAATGAAAAATGGGTCGATAGTGCAACCGGTTACGTTGGAATTATTCCACCTAACTTAATCATTGTCGATAATGACAAGTATGAGGACGACAACGAGTTTGACAAATTACTCAAAGACCTCAACTTAGATTATACACCTGAGCCGTTTGCATTGACACCTAGTGGTGGAGAACATTATGCTTTTGAAAATCCTAATACTGATTTAGTTATTGGTAATCACGGATACAAATCTATTGACATCTATGCTGGTTATCAATCAGTAATTCCTATCGTTGGGACAACTGTTAAAAACAAGCAAGACACTCTAGCCTCTTACGAATGGGCTGACGACATCACTGAAAGTTTTATTGTCAACAAATTCGATGAGTCAATGGTTGAAGTTTTACAGATGCGAGAGCGTGGTAACAACGGAGACAACGATTATGACGATACGGGTCTAACCCTAGCAATCAAAGTTGAAGATATGTCTGACGATGAAGCCATCAAGCTTTGTGAACAAATACCCATCGAAACTTACGGTTATGATACTGGGTGGTTAAAATTTGCAATGGCACTCTATGATAGATTTGAAGGTAATCAGGAAGGTCTTAAACTATTTCAAAGCACTTGCGAGAGATATGCTGATAACAGTCCTGAGTTTAATTCACAAAAATGGAACGCTGGTCACTTTAAACCTACCGGTAGAATAACTTACAAAACTTTGCGCTCACTAGCAAATGAAGGTGTTGGTCAAACTTCAACATCTAAAATCGCTAATGCTAAAACTGTTGAAGAGCTTGAAGAAGTTGCTGACGCAATGACTAAGAGTAGACTCAACACAACATCGAAACTTGATGAGATTGTCAGAGAAGAACTGCTTGAACAGATTTGTGAAAAGTCTAAAGAGCTTGTTGGTAAACCTGACAAAGTTAAGTGGAAAAATGCTGTTAAGTTTGTTGAGCCTGAAAAAGACGTGGAAATACCTGAAGGTTTTAACGTGTATCGTCTTGATAACAAATATCTTATTCGCTACAAGAACAAGATACTTCAAGAAGTTACATCGACAATGCTCAAAGAACAACTTGCGTCACTTGGTATATTTTTTGGCAAAGATGAGTTGCCTAAATTCAAAAATACAATTCAAACTGTCTCGTCTTATAGACAAATACCTGATTACACACTCAACAGTATTACATCGTTCAACACTGAAGAGCAAGGTGGCATAACTGTCCCAGCTTTTGTTGTTAGATTTAATCCGCTGTTTGAGTTGGAAGAGATTGAGTTAGATGAAGACATTATCACTGACTTTTTTGATGAGGTTTGGGGTGGTAAGCTTTACGACATCGTAAGGTTAATCGCTTTAACAATCAAACTAGGCGAACAAAAACTTAATCGTCTAATGGTCGTTGCACCGTCTAATGCTGGTAAGTCTGAAATCTTTACGATGATGAACTTTCAGAAGATTACAATGCAACGTTTACTCAACGGTATGCGTGGAGATAAGGGTATTGGTAGTGACATAGTTGATGGTGTTCGTAAAAGCGGATTACTGTTAATCGATGAAGCTAACAAGTCTTTAGAAGCTGAGATTAAAGATATGGACAAAGAGTTACACATTGACCAATTTGGAAAGGGTGGAACACAAGTTTTACCTCTACACTTTACAGCTTTAACCTCGACACACTCGAATGCAACGCGTAACAATTCAGATGAGCTTTACAATCGTTTCTTACAAGTTGAGCTCCACAAATCTGATATGAAACACACCATCATGGACAGTAAATTATTCCTGGAAGATAGCGGTAAATATACGGACACTGTTCGTGGTAAACTATTGCAAATGTTCAAAGAAATATTATTTGGAAATGAAGGTAAAGATGAGTTGCACGAGCTACAAGAAAAGTATCGTCTGCCAATTAACAACGACCTTAACGAACTGCTTTATGAAGTAGGAGAAGACTTCATACGTGAGACAAAAGCAAACGCTAAGGACCACGGTGACACGGTAGTTAGAGCTGGTGAATATTTCTGTAAACGTAAAACAGATGTTATGAAATATTTTGAAAACAGACTAGGTGAAATTGAAAGCCTTGACGTTGGTAAGTATTCAGAACTACTCACTAAACACTTTGTAAGTGAAGATAGAAAATCTGTAAAAGTTGACGGTAAAGCTGCAAAATATTACGGTTTATCTTTACGACCTTACAGTGAAGATGAAGAAACATTGGTTATGTCTGAGTTTGATGACTTAGATATTGAGGATTTATAATAACTTAAGGAAACTTAAGTTATTATTTCAAAGTACACAATAAAAATAAAAGGATAGACAATGTTAGTAACATTTAATACGAAAGACGAGAACGAAGTACAAGAAGTTGTAACTTTATTGGAAAATATGGGAATGAGTAAAGTTGGTAGACTAGAAGAGGTTGACGTTACACCTGAGAGTAAACCTAAGGTAGATACAAGCCCTAAAGAAGATAAAACAATACCTGAGTCAACCCCTAAGTCTAAAAAGACACCTAAGCCTGAAAAAGAAGCTGTTATCACTTTAGCTGATTTAAAAGAATTAGCTAAAAATAAGGTTGCAACATCAAGTCGTGATGAAGTAAAAAAAATTATCTCAGAATTTGCTGAAAAACTTGCTGAGGTTAAACCTGAAGATTATGTTAAATTAGCTGAAAAGTTATCGTAGTGGCTGAAGGACATTTATATGTTCTTCAATCGTCTCCTCCAAATACCAAATGGATGAAGGTTGGTAGGACTAGTAATCCCGCTAGACGATAGCGAGAATATAATTCTAGTTACCCATTTGATATTTTATATTATTCTTATGTGTCAGACACTCTGAGTAACATTGATGAGTGTGAGGAATTATTGTTAGAACACCTACGAAAAAGTAGATTTACTTTAAGTTCACAAGAAAGATTTGAATGGTTTAAACCAGCTAGAGGTAATAAAGGTCACGGCATCGTGTCATTGGCTACACGATTTATTAAAAAGATAGAAGAAAAACAATATGGAAAGGATTTATCATGAAACATGCCCGTTTAAGCCCAAGTTCATCAAGTAGATGGTTATCGTGCACAGCGAGTGTTGAAGCTTCTGAGAAATATGAGAACAAAGGTAACTCCGCTAGTGTGTGGGGTACAAACGTTCACTATCTTGGAGAGCAATTACTTATAGGTAATGACATAGCTGTTGGTCAAGAACATACTGAACAAGGCGTTGACTTTATAGTTGACGAGGAAATGTTGCAATGTGCTGAAGAGTATGCTGATTATGTTAACTCATTTATCAACAAAGATAGTGTTGTTTTAATTGAAGAGCAATTTAACTTAGGTTTTATATCGCCCAATCAATTTGGAACATCTGATGCTACAGTGCTTAATGACACTCACTTACATGTGATGGACCTGAAGACTGGTCACAACATAGTAATGGCTGAACAAAATACGCAACTAATGTTATACGCACTTGGAGCAATCCATGAGTTAGAAGCTATTTATGACATTGAGACTGTAACTTTACATATTGTTCAAACACGTGCCGGTCATATTGATAGTTGGGAAATAGATGTTAAAACTCTTAAGCTGTTCCAAATGATAGCTCAAGCTCAAGCTCAAGCCATCATTACGGGTACTACTGAGTTCATGCCATCTGAGAAAGCTTGTAAGTGGTGTGCACACTCTGTAAATTGTGAAGCACTTAAAGCTCATGTTGATAGTGTTGTAACTGGTGCATTTGATAATATAGAAGATATTGATGGTCAAGCTGACTTGATAGATGTTGCTCATGTCAAGATGATACTTGACAACGAAGAGTTGATAACTTCTTTTATCAAAGCAGTGAAAGCTAGGAGTCTTGAACTATTGGAAGCTGGTACAGCAATTGATGGTTACAAATTAGTGGAAGCTAAGACTAATCGTAAATGGGCTGATGAAGAAGCTGTTGGAAAATATCTTAACCGTAAGATTAAATCTGATGAGCTATGGGTTAAGAAGATGATACCTATGACTAAGATTTTAAAGCTTAGACCTAATGATAAAAAGTTGGAGGCAATGTTGATTAAGCCGGAAGGTAAACCTACTATTGCACCTATGAGTGACAAGCGTCCACCGATTAACGGTGTTGCTGACAGTTTTGAGGAATGTTAAGATGAATAGAAGAAGCACAATGTTAACAATGGTAGCCGGTGCATTAGCATCGGTTGGTGGTTCAATGTTACCGTCAATGAGCAAGACTTACGGTCAAACATCAGTGAGACATAATAACTACAAAACTGGTGGTAAACCTTTTACTAGAGGTAAGCGAGATAAATCTCTTAAAGTTAGAGCTAATAGACGAAAAGCTAAAAGCCGAAAAAGATTAGCTTAAGGAAACTTAAGCTACAATCATAACTTACATGTGTTGACTGAAATGTTATCTAAAAATATAAATAAAACTAAAACGGCTAAAAGGATATAACATGCCAAACATTCAAATTAAAAACGCGACACTTTCATTCCCAAATCTATTCAAAAAAGCAGTGTTCCAAGGTAAAGAAGGTAAGTATGAGGCAACTTTAATGTTCCCTAAAACTGACACAAAAACTTATGAAACTATTAATGCTGCAATTGAAGCTATCAAAAAAGATAATAAAACTCCAAAAATTAGTGCAGATAAACTTTGTATTAAAGATGGTGATGACTCTGAGTATGATGGTTGTGCGGGTATGTGGATGGTTAAAGCTAGTAATAGCAAAAGACCTACTGTAATCAATCGTGATAAAACACCAGTTACAGAAGAAGATGAAGTTATGTACGCTGGTTGTGTTGTTAACGGTATCATCGATTTATGGTTCCAAAACAACTCTTACGGTAAACGTGTTAATGCCAACTTGCTTGGTGTTCAGTTCGTTAAAGATGGTACACCTCTTGGTGACGGTGCTAAAGTTGCTGACACTGATGAGTTCGATGACATCGAAGATGACGAAGAGCTTTAATCATGGGCTGGGAAAATAACTTAGAAAAAGAAATGGACTCAATGTCTATTGGTAAGTTGTTCAAATGGGGTGTCATAATCATGGCACTCCTAACAGCACTCGGTTTAGTTGGTTCATTCTTTGGTATGTTCAGCGAAGCTGCAACAGTTGCCAAACAAGAATTCGGTGCTAAAGCTTCACTCAAAAAATATGAGTGGTTTAAAGACGCTTCAGAGCAAATCTCAAAACTCAACAGTGATATTCAGATTTATGAAGACAAATCAAAAATGTTATGTGTTCAAGGTATGGATAGAATTGGTAGAGAACAGTGTATGTTATGGTCACAAGAAGTGGCTGGTATAAAATCTGCACATAACGATGTTGTTGCTGAGTATAACGCTCAGTCAAGAAAATTTAACTGGTCATTCTACAACGTAGATAATATTCCAGTTTCTTACAAGGATAGATAATGAAAAAAGTATTATTTTTATTAATGGTCGGTCTAATCGCTTTAGTGGTTAGTGGGTGTAATGTTGAGAGCGGTGCTCCGGTTTCTGCAAGTGGTGTTAAACAAGCTAAAGCTGTAGTTAAAGTTCAAGCTAATGGTTTGACTATGGAGCAAAGCAACATCAAAAAGAGAATTGAGTTTGAAAATAAAACTGGTTCAATCAAACACTTATATGTGATTAGTCCTTACACTGGTCAAACATTGCTTTATAGTACGGTAAAAGGTAAAGTTACTTCATCAGGTAAGAGACTTAGCCCTAAACATTCAACAGCTAATGATGGGGATTTCAGAAGAAGTGATGATGCCACAATGGTTAATGGTAAGTGGACTGATGAGATAATCAACGACACTGGAACTTATGGTAGTTCAATTCCTTATATTTATTGGTGGGATGTAAACAATCGCTACCATCAACACTTTATAAGTGGTGGTCAGATATTGCATATTTCAAATAAACCTATCGCTGTTAAGCAAATCGTAATTAACATGGAGCTTTCTCAAAGCAATGAAGATGACGATGCTAAATTTAGAAAGGTAACAAAATGAAGTCCCTAATTGAATTTCAAACTGATAGAGGTTTGGATAAAAAAGAATATGACGGTATAAATGAGCATGGTAATATTCTTGAAGAACTGTTGGAAAGTATGGGTCTTGATGTTCCAAAAGAAAACAGACCAGCATTAAAAGCTGCATGGATAGAGTTCTTCCATGAGCTAGTGATTGATGGTATTGCTACTGACAATGATGCAGAGGATATGACCAACGAAGATTGCGTTGATGCGTACTGTGACATCATTACTTTTGCTACTGGTGCACTACTTAAACTTGGTCACAATCCTGAGATAGCTATTGCCGAATGTGGTAAAGAGATTAACTCAAGAGTTGGTTCGATGGTTGATGGTAAATTTGAAAAAGATTTATCAGATGAAGCTAAAGCCAATTGGTACAAAGCTGATTACTCAAAATCTAAACTATAGCTAGTTGCTAGACCAGCCGATTATTTTCGGCTGGTCAATGGAGCTAACTCCTGGAATAAAGAAAAGACCCATAGGGCAAAGGAATAAGATGAATAAGTTAATCTGCCTAGATATAGAAGTCCTCCCCAATTACTTCCTAATTGTTATCAAAGGTTTACAGTCAGGTAAATATGTAAAGATAGATATGTATGGAGCTGATACTAAACTTACAAGAGAACAAAGAAGTAAGTTAAACTCTCTGCTTTCTAAGTACACATCATTTGGTTACAACTCAGTTAAATATGATATGCCTCTAATAAACTACGCGCTTACTGGTGCAACTTGTAAAGATATTTACGAAGGCTCAAAAGGTATCATAGACAATAATCAACCGGATTGGTTAACTTATCGTACTTTAGATATTGAACAAAGACGCTACGACCACTTCGATGTGAGTGAACCGTCACCAGCTGTAATGATTTCACTTAAGAATTATGGTACTCGTGTTGGCTCAAAGAAGTTACAAGAGTTTTATCTTGACCCACATCTTGCAATTACTGAGGAACAAGTGCAAGGTCTTACAGATTATTGTGAAAATGATGTTGAGGTTACTATTGATTTATATAGAGCTATTGAGTCACGCATTAATCTACGTGTTAATATGGGTAAACAATATGGTCTTGACCTTAGAAGTAAGTCTGATGCACAGATAGCTGAGACAGTTATTGCTTCTGAGTTGCAGAAGCAAGGTGTGACAGCTAAGAAGCCTACATTACCTAGTGGATTTAAAGCACATTACCAAGCACCTGATTACGTTAAGTTTAAAGATAAAAAACTTAATGAACTTGTTGAAATGATAGAAGATATTAAATTTGATATAGCTACTAACGGCGCTGTCAAGCTTCCAAAGATTTTATCTAATCATAAGATTATAATTGGTAACACAACATACAAAATGGGTATTGGTGGATTGCATTCCCAAGAGAAATCTATCTCTGTTGTATCAAATGAAACACACGTTATGCGTAATGCTGACTTTGCCTCATATTATCCATTCATAATTTTAAATCAAGGTTTATATCCTAAACATTTAGGTACAAAATTTTTATCTGTTTATAGGAGTATTGTTGAGACAAGACTTAGAGCGAAGGCTGATGGGAATAAGTTGATAGCTGAGTCATTAAAAATTACCATCAATGGGTCGTTTGGGAAACTGGGTTCAAAATATTCAAAATTATATTCTCCTAATCTAATGTTGGCTACAACAATTACTGGTCAATTAACTTTACTAATGTTGATAGAGCAACTCGAAATGTATAATATCCCAGTTGTGTCTGCTAACACGGACGGTCTTGAATATTATTGTCCTAGAGATAAAATAGATTTAGCTGAGACTTTAGTATTTGACTTAGAACTTGTGACTGGTTTTAACATGGAACACGGAGAGTATAGAGCTTTACATGCAAAAGATGTAAATAATTACGTGGCTGTTTACGATGGTTATACTAAATCAAAAGGTCTTTATGCTGAAACATGGTGGGAAGAAAAGAATGACCCAAATGTAGCTTTAAAAAAAGGTATGCAAACAGCTATTGTTTATGTTGCTATTCGTAAATACTTGCTTGATGGTTGTAATATGTCTGAAACGATTAATGATTGTAAAGACATGAACATGTTTGTATCCGCTAGAACTGTTAAAAGTGGTGGTGTTTACAAGGGTCAGTACCTTGGTAAGATGTGTCGTTGGTATTATTCAACTGAAGGTAGTTCTATAAATTATAGTAACAACGGAAACCTCGTACCAAAAACGGCTGAGGGAAATGGTGTTAAACCTATGATGGATTTAACAGATACGTTACCTGATGATTTAGATTACGATTGGTATTTCAATGAAGCAGTATCAAAATTAAAAGACTTAGGAGTTACTTATGAATGATTATGAATTTTATTGGACAATATTCCACGGGGTTTTAGGTTTGGTGTCATTGATGGGTATCGTTTATCTCTCAGCAAAATCTGAAAAGATAATCAAAATATATCCTATGCCAACCGAGTGTGTCGTTAATGTTATAGAACATGGATATAGAATGCAGCGTTATCAAATGGAACACCGTGTACCAAGAGAATATGAAGATAAAAGATATGCTGTTGACCATATTCGTGTAGCTAGAGATAGATTTGCTAGAGACTTAGCTGAGTTAGCTACGATGGAAGAGTACGATGATAGGTATCAGTTTAGGGATGAGAAAATAATATTATTATATTTAGACTTAGCTATAAGGACATCATAATGTTAAGAAAAGACCAACTACATAAGTATCAGGACCGTGCTGTTAATCATATCTTAGATATTCCTAAGAGCGCGTTGTTCTTAGATATGGGTTTAGGTAAGACAGTATCAACTCTGACAGCTGTAGAAGACTTAATGTACGACAGCTTCCAAGTTGATAAGGTTTTAATCATTGCACCATTGCGTGTTTGTAACACTGTATGGATGCAAGAAGCTAAGAAGTGGGAACATACAAGTAACTTGACATTCTCAAACCTAGCTGGTGGTAAATCAAACATGATGGTAGGTCTTCAACGTAAGGCTGACATCTATATTATCAACAGAGAAAATATTAAAGCTCTTGTCATGCACTTGGGTAAGAAGTGGAACTTTGATATGGTCGTCATTGATGAAAGTTCTTCATTCAAATCCCCATCTTCACAACGTTTCAAAGCCCTTAAGAAAGTTCTTCCTTTAATAACTCGTACTGTTTTATTAACTGGTACACCAGCTTCAAATGGTTATGGGGATTTATATTCCCAGTTCTTTTTGCTTGATGGTGGATTTAGATTAGGTAGAACGCAAACAATGTTTAGGACTAGATACTTTGATAAAGACTTCATGGGTTGGAACTATACGTTACGTGATGGTGCTGTTA